AGTTGAGTCTGAATAGCGCTTGTAACGCCGTCAGTGTAATTAAGCTCTGCCGCCGTGGCGGTAATACTTAAATCACTTAAAGTAGATACAGTGCCTTTCGCGTTTAATTGAGTTTGTATTGCAGAAGTGACACCATCTACATATCCAAGCTCTGTAGCCGTTAACCCCGCAGGAATACCATCTAAAACATTAATTTCAGCAACCGTAGCGGTTAGGCCAAAATTAGTCAAAGCCGCAGTAGCAGAAGTACCTCCAGTGCCTCCGTTGGCAATAGGGAGCGTTCCTGTTACACCAGAAGCTAAGTTGATATTATCAAGCGTACCGCCTAGGGTAAGGTTTCCAGAGCCTGTCACCGTACCAGTTAAGGTTAATCCGCTGACTGTTCCTGTGCCTCCTACCGAAGTAACAGAGCCTACACCTTTTGCATTTAACTGCGTTTGAATGCTAGACGTAACGCCGTCAAGATAATTAATCTCTACTGTAGTTGCTGTTACGCCATCTAACAAGTTTAACTCTGTTGCTGTAGATGTAATTCCTAATGAGGTTATTACGGTACTGCCAGACTCGCCGACCCAGTTAGTACCATCACTAACAATAAATACCCCATTAGAATGAGAAATTCCTGAAATATCCACAAGAGATTGATCAGATCCCTGAAGTCCACTAAGCTGAGATTGAATACTAGATGTTACACCATCAAGATAATTAATCTCTGCTGTAGTTGCTGTTACGCCATCTAAAAGATTTAATTCAGTTACAGTTGCTGTAATACCATCAAGAGCATTAAGTTCTGCTGTAGTAGCGGTAACTCCGTCAAGAATATTAAGTTCTGATACAGTTGCTGTAATACCATCAAGAGCATTAAGTTCTGCTACAGTTGCTGTAATACCATCAAGAGCATTAAGTTCTGCTGTAGTAGCGGTAACTCCATCAAGAATATTAAGTTCTGCTGTAGTAGCCGTAACTCCATCAAGAATATTAAGTTCTTCTACAGTTGCTGTAATACCATCAAGAGCATTAAGTTCTGCTACAGTTGCTGTAATACCATCAAGAGTATTTAATTCAGCAGCAGTTACAGTTAATGCAGTCCCTGCTATTTCTAAAGAAGTACTAGCATTTATAGTAGGAGCAGTAAGTGTACCTGTAAAAGTAGGACTAGCTGTAGGAGCTTTAGTATCTATTTGAGTTTGAATAGAACTCGTAACACCATCAGTATAATTTAATTCTGTGGTTGTTGCTGTTACACCATCAAGAATATTTAATTCTGCTACAGTAGAAGTAATACCATCTAGAGTATTTAATTCAGTAGCAGTTGCAGAAATAACTGTACCGTTAAAAGAAATAGAATCTACATAAGCAGTACCATCAATGTAAATATCTTTAAACTCTAGAGAAGAAGTACCTAGATCTATATCATTATCAGTTACAGGTACAATAGCTCCATCTTGAATTCTTATCTGCTCTACTGGTTCATTACTAACAGAAACAAAAAATCCCCATCTATTGTTAGTACTATCTACTACAATTTTATTATCAAAATCTTGGTCGCCAATAGTATGTATGTTACCGCCTTGCCCGCTAGTTCCATCATGACGATGACCTGTAGTGCCTATAGCGGCATACACAAATGCATTTTGTATTTGATTATATTCATTATTGAATAAAGCTGCGGTTATAATATCTCCGTCAGTAAATGTGCTTTGTCTGATATAATTAGTTCCAGACATTATTATCTCCTACCTGAGGGGGTATAATTAAAATATAAACCGTTAATTGAATAAGGCGAGCTATTGTCTTCGCTATAAATTCTAAAACTACAAGTATGTCCACTACCTTCAATAGCTTGTGTGGAAGTAGGGTCTAGCGATCCCCCGAAAGTACCTGTATTAAATAGACTAGTTCCGAAAATAGCAGGGAGCCTGATGCCTTCTAATTCATAATCAGCAGGTTGAGGTATTGTAGGATCTTCATAATCGTATCTAACACGAAGATAAGGATCTATATCCCCTTCAGGGCCAAAAGATATTTTAGCGTACTTTAAAGTCTTTAAAGTTCCTGAGTCTCCGAAATCTAAGTTAGGAGTTTTATAGTAAGCGTTAATAACTTTCTGAGAGCCTTCTTGGTAAAAATAATTACCTGTATCATGTTCGTAAATATAACCACTGTTATCTCCGTGGTATACTTTTTCTTCGCTTACTGAATTAAAAGCAGACGAAATAGCAGGAGCTTGTATTCCTTTTGTCTCAGCCCACTGAAACCCATCAGCTGTTAAAGTTCCTACAAGTCCTCTAGATCCTTCTATAGCTGCCCCAGTTCCAGTATAGAATAAACGGTACTGAGAACGATGGCGTAACACTACGCTACTAATTACATAGTCAGAAATATTAGCCGTAACAGAAGAAATAAGAGCCTGCACTTGTCTTGATACAGTTCATAATTCAATATCACCAATCCTTGCAGTGGCAGCAACAAGCCTAAGGCCATCAGGAGCTAAGAATAAAATGTCTCCTCCAATTTCTTGTATGCTGTATCCGCTTAAACACCCTACATTATTAGTTACTTGTGTTACAGCTATTGTAGCTGCATTATTTATATTATCTAATCTATGAATAGTATTTTCACAGAATATAAATAAAGTATTACGGAAGCTTTTTATGCCAGTAACTTTATCTGCGATTGTTACTGACCCTGATCCTGTGCCTGTAAAATCATCATCATCATTAGTTTTACTATAATAAACAGTACTTGCTTGGTTAGTTGTATCAACTACACATAAATGTTTTTCTAGTATTTCAATATATTTAGCCGCAGCAGGTGTAGAAGTTTCAGAGTAATGAAATTTTCTAGTAACCCCTGTTCCTTCAATAAAAAAATGAGCAAGCTTATCTGCGCCAGTAGCAATACTTAAAGATCCATGAGTACCTACTACATGTCCAGTAGGAGCTGTCATTAATGCAAACTGAGCTTGTCCTTGATTAGGTCTATTTAGTTCTGTAAGTGAAGAGAGATCTGCTTGTAAGGAACCATGAGTACCAGTATTATAATTTATCTGTGTCCAAGTATTGCCGTTTTCTGAATAATAAATACTAGTGCCTGCACATACAACAACTCCTAGACCATACGGATAAACCCCATGTATAGCAGCGGAAGATTCAGGTCTAGTAGAACCAAAAGGGGTGTAGCCATTAACTCTTCTATAGCCTCCATCTGGGTGGACTTCAAAGTTTGTAAGCTCTTTAGCAATTCCGGGCTGCTTAAGCATATCAAACTCATTAAGGTTAGTATTTAAACCACCTGTGCATGAAAATCCAAACGGCTGCGACATTATATAAACCTTATTCTATCGTCTTTAATATAACTAATCGGTGGATCTAAAAGATTCTCTCGCATGCTGCGTAGCCCTTTCTTGTAGTCGTTCATCGCAAAAGTAGCTGACTGTGGGTTTTCTTTAAACTGCCACATATAATAACGAGCTTTAGCAATTATAACATTTGTGTACATATCAGGAAAAACTACTTCATCTGAGTAGGAATTTAGTTTAGTAGGTTGCTTCCAAGCAAAAAACCAAACCTTATACTCTTTCTTAGGGATAGGACTTAGTCCAAAGTTGCGCCCATCTGCGCTACGGATAACTGCATTAGGCTCACCCCAGTTTTGGGTATCTGCATCATCTTCGTTTTCGTTTGTACGCCTAAAATCTTTCCAAGTTTCTGTAGATATAAAGCGTAGATTTTTACTGACGTAAGGAGCAGTTTCTCCGCTTACACCAACTGTAGTGATATAGAAATTTTCCCAGTCTATAGCACCATAATCATCTGCCCAAGATGAGCTAGATTCCTTTAGCTCATACCATCGTGTCCCTGCTGTAGTGTCTACTGAAACATTCCCATACATAGGATCTACTGTCCCGCTTTCAGCTACAGCTAAAAAAGGCCACTTAGGTTCTTCAGTAACAATATCTGCGTAAGCACGATTAAGGCAATCTTGTGCATGTTTTTGAATACCAATAGCAGTTGAAAAATTACTAGTAGTCAAAGGAACTTCATTGAGTTCCCTTAGTAATTCATTAGTTAACTGAAGAAATGTTGTAGCCATTTTTTAACACTCGTAAGTTTTAGGCATTGCATCTTTCATGGTTTTACCATACTGAGGCTGAGAACCTTTAGTACTAACTGGCCCTCCCATGTTCATTTTTGTTTTAGCTGTGGCTTTACCACCGTAAGAATATTTACTTTTGTATGCTTTGTTCTTTTTCATCATGTTTTTTATTTCCGAATATTTTGTCCCAGTTTGAGGAATATTGAGAATGAGTTACTTGACTTTCTCTAGGTCTTGAATTTTGCTTGCTTCTAGATTTAAGAACTATACGTTTATTTTTTTCCATCTTAAAAGTCAGGGGGCTTTTACACCCCCTTCCTCCTTATAAAGTTACTAGTCGATTGTGTAGAATGCTTGGACGCATGCTTCAGG